GTCAAAGCTCTCGTTGCTGACAATCCGATGCAAACTTTCCAAGTAGCAAGCGATGCGACTTTAACGAATCGCGCAACTGCTTTGGCTGCCGTTTTTTCAAACGCAAGCCTTGGAACTTCTGCTCGAACGGGTTCAACCAACACCGGTCGATCTAATTCGGCGTTGGGTGTGTCAACTATTGCGACTACAGCTACGTTGCCGCTGAAGATCATGGGTATTGTCGATGACGATGCTAATGATGATTTTGCTGCAGCCGGTATACCGCTGATTGTTCGCATTAATGCGCACTACAACTCACCGAATGCTAGATTCGATTCACAAACCACTGCCACTACAACTGGCATATAAGGTAGGAGAAATTCAATGCCTATTACTCGCGCACAATTAGCTAAAGAGCTTGAACCCGGCCTAAATGCTTTGTTCGGCTTAGAGTATGATCGTTATGATCAAGAGCACGCTGAAATCTTTGACGAGGAAACTTCGGACCGCGCGTTTGAAGAAGAAGTTATGCTTTCAGGGTTTGGTACGGCCCCCGTTAAATCGGAAGGCACCGCAATTTCATTTGATGACGCGCAGGAGACTTACACTGCACGATATACGATGGAAACCATTGCGTTGGCGTTTTCGATCACCGAGGAAGCCATTGAAGACAACTTGTACGATCGTCTAGCAGCACGTTATACACGCGCTCTGGCTCGTTCAATGTCTCAAACCAAGCAGATTCGTGCTGCAACCGTTTTGAACAATGCTTTTAGTACCGGTTCACCTATTGGTGACGGCGCGGCGCTTTGTTCAGCGGCTCACCCCTCTATTTCAGGAAACCAGACTAACCTTTTGGCAACTGCTGCGGATCTCAATGAGACTTCGCTTGAGCAAATGCTGATTGAAATTGCAGGGTTGACTGACGAAAGGGGTCTGAAGATTGCTGTTCGCGGAATGAAATTGATCATTCCAAAAGAACTGCAGTTTATTGCAGAAAGAGTTTTGAACTCGAACCTGCGTTCCGGAACGGCGGATAATGATATTAACGCCAACAAGTCAATGGGTATGCTTCCTGACGGTGCAGTAGTGAACCACTTCCTTACGGATAGTGACGCTTTCTTCATCAAGACAGACGCTCCTAACGGCTTCAAACTGTTCAACAGAACCCCCATCAAAACTGCGATGGAAGGGGACTTTGACACCGGCAACATGCGCTTTAAAGCTCGCGAAAGATATTCTTTCGGCGTTAGCGATTGGCGTGCCGTGTTTGGTACACCGGGCGCGTAAAGCAAGCTTTTGCTGCTTTGGAAGGGCGACAATGTCGCCCTTTCTTTTTGCCTGTTGTTTGGTTATTGTTGAGTAATCCTGACAGGTACATCCCGTGCCTGACACCAGCCAAGACAGGAGATAATCATGGCTAATACGACTTTCAGCGGACCAGTCCGTTCCGAAAATGGTTTTACTGTAGTTTCAAAAAATGCCACTACTGGCGCTTTTACAGATGTTGCAAACATTGCTTCTACGGGCATTGTTACTAACAAGTTTGTAAAACATGTCGGCTTTGCTTCCGGCGTAACGGTAAACACTACGGCTGGCGACAGCCCCTCTATCGGCGAGTTTACTCAGCCTGCAAACACTATTATCACGGACATTAAGATCTTTTGTGACACCGCTCCTGTTATTGGAACAGGCGACATTGGTTATGAAGTTGGTACTTCCTCTTCTGGCGCCCAAATCGTAGCGGCGGTAACTGATGAAATTCTTGATGGCGGCACAACGGTTGTTGTACACAACGTTACGACAACTACGCTAGTTGTTCAGACGCAAAGCGGCACCACCGCTCCTGCTTCTGTTCAATATACAGATACTGCAAGAACTATCTTCTGCAACATCACCAATACAGTTGATGCTACAACAGCGGGTTCGTTCACGTTCATCATTGAGTATGTGCAGATCGCTTAATAGGAGAACTCTATGTCAGGCTCAGATGTAATTTCAGTTACTATTACGGCTGACACTTTAGCGGCAGATCCTAATGGCATCTCGGCAGACGCAGCAGTTGGAAACAACGCTGCATTGACCATAGGCGGTGCTTTAGCTTCCGATGGCTCCGTTACGCTGTCTCACGCAAGAACCGTTACTATTACTTCAGCGGGAAACGATAGCGCAATATCGTTTACTGTTGTTGGAACAGACATAAACGGCGATGCGCAAACTGAAAGTGTTACCGGTGCTAACACAGATGTGGCAACCAGCAGTAATTTCTTTTTGACTATTGCAAGTATTACGGCGGTCGGTGACCCTGCGGGTAACGTTCAAGCGGGGATTAGTGCTGTTGCAGCGGCTGTAATTTTTGCAGGCCGGGCAAGGCTAAAAGGATCGTTTTTAACAAGCACGGCTACAGCGGGGAATGTTGATTTCAGAACAACAAGTCCGTCTGGCACCAGCTTGATGAAGATAAGTTCTGTGGGTTCGGCGACCGCGACAAGGGACGTTATTGTGCCAGAAGAGGGCGTATTGTTTAGCTCGGGCATTTATCTGCAGTATACGGTTAGCACGTTTTTGACTCTAACTACCTTTCATGCATAACGATGGCGACAACCAAAGACGTTAAAAGAACACCCTCGGGACGTTTACAGTACCGAGGTGAAACTTTTTCTGGGTACAACCAGCCAAAAAGAACACCGGGCAAAAACAAAAAGTCCGCAGTTCTTGCAAAAAAAGGCACCGATGTGAAGATAGTTCGGTTTGGCGATCCAGACATGACTATCAAAAAAAGCCAACCGGGTCGTCGTAAGAACTTTAGAGCCCGCCACGGTTGTGATACCGCAAAGGCAAAAGACAAATTTACAGCCCGGTATTGGAGTTGTGACGCATGGTAATGACACGCGGAGACATGCCGAAAGGTCTAACGTATTACGCAAAAGGCGGGGGTGCTTCTAAAAAAAGCAAGGGCAGCAAGATTTGTCCTGCCGGAAAGGCTTGGGCCAAACGCACCTTTGACACGTACCCGTCGGCTTACGCCAACATGGCCGCGTCTAAGTATTGCAAAGACCCGAATTACGCCAAGGGCAGCAAAAAGAAAAAGTAATGGACATCTATCGTGTGCAGACAGGGACTAAATACGGGACGTTGTTTGCAAACGATGACGACAATCTTGCTGAACTGAAATCTTGGTTTATAACGCAAGTAAAAGCTGACTTAGAGGAAGATAGTACCCTAACCGACAGTGTGATCGATCAAACAATTGCCAATTGGCAAAGCACTTTTGACGAACTGTCTAAAACAGTCTCGTACGAGGTAACCGACAAAGGTCTTTGCGAGTCTTTGGCAGGCGGGTATGTTGCTGCGGGTGGTAACACGGTTATTAACAAGAGCATGGGTCTTGAGGCGTGGAGCTAGGTAGATGGGCGAGTTAAAGAAATGGCGCGATCAGAACTGGGTTCGTATCAATGCCGAAGGGGACATCGTCGGTAAATGTGGCACATCTCCCGACAAACGTAACCCCGATCGCTGTTTACCCGAATCTAAAGCAAGAAGCTTGAGCAAGTCCGAGCGGGCAGCAACCGCACGCAAAAAGAAGAAAGAAGGCAAAAAGGGCAAAACAGTAGTTGCTAACACTAAGAAAGCTACTGTAAAGATGCGGGATGGGGGCGAAGTTCGTCAACAGATCGCCAGAGGATGCGGCGCTATTATGAGCGATCGTAGAAAAAAAACGAAGTATCTGTGAGGTTGATATGTCTAGAGTAAATCTTGGAATGGGTGGGCCGAAGAAAAAATCATCGCCCAAAAAGAAAGCTATGAAAAGCAAGGGCAGCGCACAAGGCGTCAAAATGAAGTCTAAAGGCGGTGCTATGGGCGGCAAGAAAGAAATGATGCCCGGCGGTATGAAGAATGGCGGCGGCGTCAAGCCAAAAGGCATGAAAAACGGCGGCAAGATGGCTACTAAAGGCTATCGAATGGGCGGCAAGGTCAAGAAAAAAGGCAACAAGGTTGGTGGCAAGATTTAAAAATGCCGTATCTACAATCTAACATCCCGCACTTTAAGTGTTGGGTGCGGCGTGAATACACGCACAACCATGAGAATTACCACGGGGAATTTCTTCATGCAATGGTAATCGGCGTCACCACAATGCCGTGCAGGTGCTTGAGTTTTCAAGTAATTTTCACGGGCATTGAGGCCGAAGGGGAAGAAGAAGACACGGTGCATGGCGGTGCAATGTGGGCTCGGATGCCGATCACCGCTTTGGTGGCGGACATACCCTTAGAAGAGTGGCCTGAAGCAATGCCAGTGTGGGCGTGTCAGCCTTGGGATTGTAGCTCACATCATCACGCTGTATACGTGTTGGATAGAGCAACGCCCTGTCCGTGGTTAGCGAAAATTGACGGAGAGATGTATCCGGCGAAGTATTTGTTTACCGTGGATTACACAGAAAGCGAGATTGCCGATGACCCTGCACAACATAAGCAAAGCCATGTTTTGCAGTTGTTAGATGCAGGATCTTGGACGGGTAACATAGTGGCGTTACCAAACAACCGAGTCCGGGTAACTCATCCGGCTTGGTTTGAAACAGGTGAAGGCGGCCCGGATTTTAAGCCCTCGGCACATATACATTATTCTAAATCCGATTTAGATTACACGTTGGACGTAAACCGAATATTTGACAATTTATACAATGACGACCTCGAACAGTAAAGATTTTGAATTAGATGTTGCAGAATATGTCGAAGAGGCGTTTGAACGCTGTGGCATAGAGGTCCGCACGGGCTATGACTTAAAAACCGCGCGAAGATCTCTTAATTTGTTGTTTGCCGATTGGGCCAATCGGGGCTTGAATCAATGGACTATTGAGCAGACCACGATACCCTTGGCTACGGGAATTACAGAATATCCCGGAGGCACGTTAACGGTGACCGTTGCTGCCAGTGCGTCGTTTTCTATTGCGGAGACGATTACTGGAGGTACTAGCGGCGCTACAGCTTCGATTACTAGCAAGCCTAGCTCCACTACGTTAGCCATAACGATCCCTAGCGGAACTTTCCAAGCCGCCGAAACGATTACTGGGGGGACCAGTGCCGCCACTACCACGGTGAGTGCGGCTGTAGACTTTAGCGATGTTCGTAGCACTATTGATATTTTATCAGCGGTAGTCACTCGGGACAGCACTGATTTTCAGATAGAGCGGGTTAGCCGGTCTAGCTATTTGAACATTCCGAATAAAGCTCAAACGGGTCGATCTAATCAGTTCTTTTTAGATCGTCAAATAACCCCTGTTTTGAAGCTTTGGCCCGGACCTGAAAACAATACGGATGTTGTAAAGTTTGACAGGTTGACGCGAATTGATGACGCAGATGCTTATACAAACACTATGGACGTGCCGTTCAGGTTTTATCCCTGTCTTACTGCGGGTCTTGCTTACTACATTTCGATGAAACGAAACCCGCAAATGATGGGGGTTTTGAAACAAGTTTACGAAGAAGAAATGCAGCGTGCGATGGATGAAGATAGAGATCGCGCGTCGCTACGCATTAGCCCTTCTTACGCATATTATAGGACGTAGGCATGTCTGGTTTTGCTAGTGGTAAAAATGCTTACGGCATCTCTGACCGCTCGGGGGTTAGATATAAACTCAATCGCATGAAGAAAGAGTGGAACGGCTCTCTGGTCGGTCCAGATGAATACGAACCAAAACAACCACAGTTGTTTCCTCGACCCAATGTTAGTGATCCACAAGCAATTCGTAACGCCCGACCGGACAGGGTAGAGCCCTTGGTGGTTTCTGTGGGCGTGCCTTTAGTGGAACAGAAGCAATTTATTCCCGTCAAAGCTTCAGGGCAAGTCGGCAATGTCGAGGTATCTACGCCATGAGTTTTACACTAGCGACGTTGAAAACGGCCATACAAGACTACTGTGAAAGCGCAGAAACTACGTTTGTATCAAACCTTCCTGTCTTCATCAAAGAAGCCGAAGAACGAATACTCAAAAACATTGAGCTTCCGTTTTTTAGAAAAAACGTGACGGGTTCCGGAGCTGCCAGCAACACCTATTTATCCACACCTACGGACTTTTTGAGCCCGTACAGTTTGGCGGTGATAACCAGTAGCGAGTATGAATATTTGTTGTTTAAACAAGTATCTTTTATACGCTCTTACACGCCAAATGCTGCAACAACAGGCACTCCAAAGTATTACGCGTTGTTTGATGACACGACGTTTATTGTGGCGCCAACACCTAGCACCGCCTTTAATTTTGAATTGCATTACAAATACCGACCCGATTCTTTAACAGCGGGTTCTGAAAGCGGCACTACATGGCTTTCAACTAACGCTCCTGACGCCATGTTGTACGGTTCTTTGGTAGAGGCCGCTACTTTCTTAAAGATCCCCGAAGAGGCCGCAGGGTTTGATCAACGGTTCGCGCAGGCAGTGGCGGCTCTGAAAGCTCTGGGAGAGGATTATGGTGCCCGAGATGAGTATCGCTATGACATTTCAAAAGGTAGATAGACATGTTTGCTGCTGCTTCTGAATCAGGGTTGGGCGAAGTTTCTGTTGCTACAACAGTGAACAAGGGTCACGACCCTGAATTTTGGGCTCAAGCCATATCCGACAGGGTTGTCAGCGTAGGTGGAGACTGCCATCCAGCTATTGCAGAACAAGCCAAAGCGTTCAAAGAAGCGGTAAGAGCTACTGCTTTGTACTATATTAAAGAAGCCATAAAGAGCGACCGCACTACTCTTATTGGTGAATTAGAGAAGCAAGGCCAAAGTGAAATGGCTAATATAATCAGGAGGCTATAATGGCTATCACGACAGCACTATGCACCAGTTTTAAAAAAGAACTTATGGAAGCAGTCCATAACTTTAAAAACTCTGGCGGCAACACGTTCAATCTCGCTTTGTACACAAGCAGCGCAAGCTTAGGTGCCGGTACAACTGCGTACTCAAACACAAATGAGGTGTCTGGCACAAACTATACAGCAAAGGGCGCTTCTTTGACTCGCGTAGACCCAACCACATCCGGCACTACGGCGTTTACAGATTTTGCCAACTTAACGTTTTCAAATGCAACAGTTACTGCACGCGGATGCCTTATATTCAATGAAAGTGCTTCTGGTGACCCAGCAGTATGTGCTCTTGATTTTGGTGGCGATAAGACCAGCACGGCGGGTGATTTTACGATTCAGTTCCCAACCGCTGATGCTTCTAACGCGATTATTCGCATCGCATAGGATTTAACGTGTGGCGAATGTTACTGGCTGGGGTAGAGGCACTTGGGGCCAAGGCACATGGGGTGAACCGATCCCAGTTGTTGTCACGGGTGTCGCAGGGACTTCAGCCGTTGGCACAGTTACAGTTGTGGCGGCAGCTAACACGTCGGTCACAGGCGTTGCTGGAACAAGCGCAGTCGGTTCTGTCACCGTTGTCGCAGAAGCTAATGTTTCGCCAACAGGTGTTGCAGGAACAAGTGCAGTCGGTTCTGTCACCGTCACAGCAGCCGCCACTACAAGTGTCACCGGTAATGTCGGCACGTCCGCAGTTGGTACGGTCACCATTGATGCCGAAGGCGTTGCCCCTGTCACAGGCGTTTCTGGCACGGGATCGGTCGGATCTATCACAACCGACGCTGCCGCAAATGTTTCTGTCACAGGAGTGGCTGGCACGTCTGCGCTTGGTACTATCTCGCTGGTTACAAACAACGTCATCAGCGTTTCAGGGTTTGAACTTACATCAGCGATTGGAACTGTCACTGCGACTGCAGCGGCTGATGTTACTCCTACAGGTGTGTCTGCTGACGGGTTGGTTGGCGGCGTGTTGGTGTGGGGAAAAATTGTTCCGGGCCAAGATTCAAATTGGCAAAATGTTAATGACAGTCAAACACCAAGCTGGTCAAATATTGACGACAGCCAAACACCGAATTGGGAAGAGGTAGCTTAACATGGCAACTTACGATAATGATCTTCGTTTAAAAGAAATCGCCACAGGTGACGAATCAGGTACGTGGGGCACAAGTACAAATACTAACCTAGAATTAATTGCAGAGGCTTTTGGGTTTGGTACAGAGGCGATAACCACTAATGCGGATACTCACACTACTACTATTGCTGATGGTTCTACTGATCCCGGTAGGAGTATGTTCCTCAAATATACTGGGACTCTAGACTCTGCTTGCACCATCACAATAGGCCCAAATGACATTAAAAAGTTCTGGTTTATTGAGAACGCTACCAGCGGCTCACAGAACATCATTATCAAGCAAGGCAGTGTTGCTGGTATTACCATACCGCCCGGAGACACCAAGGCTATCTACTCAGATGGAGCGGGTTCTGGCGCAGCTATGGTTGATGCGTTTGCGTCTTTGAATGTTGTTGACTTGAAGGTACAAGACGATCTGACCGTAACGGATGATGTTGCTATAGGTGGACTAGCCACGGTTGGCGGCACCTTGGGTGTCACTGGCGTTCTGACCGCTACATCCTTAGACATCTCAGGCGATATAGACGTTGATGGCACCACTAACTTAGATGTCGTGGACATTGATGGTGCTGTGGATATGGCCTCTACGCTTCAAGTGGATGGAGCTATTACATCTTCTGCTGGGGCTACGATTACTGTTGCGGACAATTCCGACAATCTAACACTTACATCTACTGATGCTGATGCAAACGCTGGGCCAAACTTTAGAATGTTTAGAAACTCTAGCTCACCGGCAGACGGTGATGCTGTTGGCCTAATAGAGTTTGAAGGTAAAAATGATGCTGACCAAACGGTGCGTTACGCTGGGATAGATTCTAGGATTGTAGATGCGTCTAATGGTACAGAGGATGGTAGTTTAGAATTAGTCACAACTCTTGCTGGTACTGGTGCAGTTTCGAGAGTTTTTCTAGGTGCTACTGAAACTGTTTTTAATGATAACTCTAAAGACCTAGACTTCCGCGTTGAGTCTGATGGCAACACTCATATGTTGTTTGTTGATGCTGGGAATAACCGAATAGGCGTAGGCAATGATTCGCCCAACAGACAGTTATCTCTTAAACACGCAACACAAGCAGAAATAGGATTTAAAACAGGCTCAGTTTCTAATGGCGGTCTGATTTACTACAACGATTCAGAAGGCAAATTGTTGTTGAGGGCGCAAGAATCTAGTGACGTAATTGCGTTTGAAACAGGCGGCACTACCGAAAGAATGCGAATTGACAGTGATGGTGGAACTACCATTACAAGAGGAGATAATGGTGCTGTTCTTACTCTTAAAAGCACAGATACTGATGCTTCAAGAGGCCCAATACTAGACTTGAATCGTGAGTCTGCATCTTCTGCCGCCGATAATGATTACATCGGTGAAATTAGGTTTATGGGTAATAACGATGCCAATGAATCTATCGCTTATGCGGGTATAGCAGGACGAATAATAGACGCTTCAGACGGCACAGAAGATGGTCGTTTTGAGATGTATACAGAGTTGGCTGGCGCACAAACATCTAGAATTTTAGCAGATGCCACAGAAACAGTAATAAACCAAGACTCAGCAGATCTAGACTTCCGCGTTGAGTCTGACGGCAACGCTAATATGTTGTTTGTTGATGGTGGGAATGATGTCGTAAACGTAGGTGGAGTGACTGTAGAAGCAGGCGACGCTTTTTCAATACACGGCTCTGGCACTAATACAGTAGCGCGAATCTACAACACCAACGATGGTGGCGATGGCTCTATCTTTATCTTCCAAAAAGCTAGTTCTAGCCCCGGTGACCAAGATGTTCTTGGGGATATACGCTTCCACGGTAACGATAGTGGCGGCACTATGACTCAGTTCGCTAGAATCATGGGCATATCAGATGATGTCACAAATGGAACAGAAGATGGGGAACTAAGATTTGAGACTGTTTTTAATGGAACAACTCGCGAGGTTTTGCAACTAGGAAGGGACTCCATTTTTAATGAGGCTGGGCAAGACATAGGTTTTCGCATTGAGTCAAACGGCAATGCTAATATGTTGGTTGTTGATGCTGGGAATAATTTTGTCGGCGTGGGAACCAGCGCGCCAGCAGAAATGTTTCATGTCTTTCACCCCAGTAATACAGCGGCAATAAGAGTTAGCGGCGAAAACAACGCTAACAGAAAATGTCAAATTGAATACAACGCATCAGATGGCCCAATTATCAGATCAGGTAGTAGCGGTATTACTAGCTTGAAGTTTGCTGTTGATAACGCAACACTGGCAGGAAAGTTTGACACCAACGCGGATTTTTACACTAACGATGGAACTGTTCACAGTCTGTCAGACATCAGAGTTAAAACAGATGTTGAGGATTTGATTGATGGCTTGGACATTGTTAAGCAACTGAAGCCACGCACCTTCCGCTACACCGAAGACTCTGAGTTTTATAACGAAAACACGAAAGATGAAGTTAGGTACGGTTTCGTAGCTAATGAAGTAGAAGCTGTTGCTCCACAGTACACAGATACAGGTAAAGGCAAGATTGGTGGTAAGGAAGTTGATGATCTCAAATCTTTATCCACCACAAAAATGATCCCTATGCTTGTTAAAGCAATTCAAGAGCAACAAGAACAAATTGAAGAACTGAAAGCTAAAATAGCGACACTAAAAGGAGAATAGCAAATGGCTATAAACACAACTTGGTCAGTTAACAACATGACCCATGTAGACGCTGATGGTGGCGTTATCTTGGCTTACTGGAGTTTAGTCGCTTCTAGTGATGCTGGCGGTAATGAAACCGCAAGCGAAGGCGGCAAGGCTCGCTTCACCTACGATGCGTCTGCAAGCGGATACATTGCCTATGCTGACCTCAAAGAAAGCGATGTTCTAGGCTGGATTTGGGAAGCCAACAAAGAAGGCGACGAAACCGCTGATGAGTACAAGGCTCGCATTGAGTCAGAGCGTACTGCAAAGGTACAAGCGCAGATTGATCGTGCCGCAACACAAGCTACTGGGGTGCCGTGGTAATGAGCGAAGAAAACAAAGTCGTAATCAACAACGAAGAGTACAACTTTGGTGATTTGAAGGTCGAGACTCAGGCCCATATCGCAAGAGTTGCAGAGATCCGTCGTGAAATAGCCACGCTGCAACAGCAGATCGCAGAGCGTAATGTGCTGCTTCAAGCCTACACCCAGAGCATTGTTGAAGGTGTTAAGCCTGTTGAGGAGCCTGAGACCGCACAAGGTCTGCCCGAAGACTTCAAGGAGCACTAATGAGCTTAATAGAAATTGTAAGCACACTGACCACTCTGTCAGTAATTGCATCTGCAATCTGTGCCGCCACGCCCACCCCAAAAGATGACGCATTTTTAGCGAAATGGGTTTACCCGATGATTGAGGCTTTGGCTCTTAATGTAGGTAAAGCAAAGCAGTAACTATGTGCTATCTCGCACTAGCAGAGGAATGGGGCTTGGATAAAGGCGACAAGGCATTACAGGAAATCAATACACATGAGCGTGAATGTGCGTTGAGATATGAGCGTATAGAAGAGCGTTTAAACGACGGCTCTAAGCGTTTTGATAAACAAGATCGTATGCTTTACGGCATTATTATTTTAATTATTGGGAGCATTTTAATCCCACAGTTTCTTGGAGGTTGATATGAGTGAAGGCACAATTAAAATCCCAACTTGGGCATTACCTATTGGTGCAGCAGCCCTGAGCGGTGCAATGGTGTGGGGAGCATCACAAGCACAGGCACAGGCCACGCAAGAAGAAGTGGAGCGCATTGAAGCTGCTGTTGTTGGGGTTGTTGAAGAGGCCCAAGCCACGGGAAAGTTAGCAGCAGTGAATGCAAGCAAAATAGAAGCTATCGTGGATTCATTGGCAGAGCAGTCCGAGACAGCGAAGGCCAGCGACCAGAAGCTTCAACAGCTAATAGAGATAATGCTCAAGCAGAACTAGAGTACGATCCTGCCAACCCAAGTCTATTTTGTGATTTGAGGGAGTGGCGCATGTTGGAATTAGTGAACCCGCCTCAGTATCGTCACTGCATTGCCATGTCATGGTTGCGTTATAACCATAGGCAGTGCGGCTACGGGGCGCAAATCTACATACAGAATACGATGCCGAGGGTTCTTGGTACGGCGTATCAACTAGATGTGGAGCTTTTAACGTGGGAACTCATCAAGCCTAAAGCCGTTCGCACTCAGGCGGTTCAAAAGAAGAAGCGTTTGTAATGGATGTCGCACCTTTCCCAAACAGCGTCAACGCCCCAGTGCCGACTGTTGTGGACAACAAAATCCATGACAGCTATCGAATTACCCAAGTATCCAACATACGCACAACAAAGGTGGCAGCGACTACAAAGTACAGTGAGTTCGTATACGAGTTTCGTAGCGGAGAGATAGCCACATCTACGTTGAAGGTACACGACCAGCATCTCTTGGACATCAGCGCATGACCATGATGATCTTTGTGCTGATATTGGTTGAGAGGGGCCAGCCCACGGGAGAAGAGTTCTACTTTCAAGAACTTACGTCGTGTTTAGAGTATTCAGATGCACTAAATAACCAGTCAATTGGCGTTCAAAACGGGAGCAGAAACAGGTTCTTTGAATCATACTGCCGTGTTCGCCAGATTAATGTCGCGGACGCTGGTACTAAGATACTATTCAGAGACCCGAAGAAGTCGGAGGATTGATGAGTCCCAAAAAACTACAGACAAAAAGCCGATACGATTCATTAGACTTAGATAACGATGGGATTGTTAGTGATGATGAAATTGAAAAAGCTGATCGCATCCTTGAGATGGAGGTCGCTGAAGAAAAGGCTGATTCTCAGCGCCGTATGGCTTGGACTTGCCTTTTATCGGTTATCGTACTCACAGTTTTGCTTGTCTCTCCGTTTGTGGCAGAAACTAGAGTCAGCGCGTTGTCGGATCTGGTCGGATTATTCTACATAAGCATGGCTGGGGTGATTGGAGCGCACATGGGTGTACAGGCTTGGATGAGCAAACGGTAAGCGAAGAACGAAGAGTTACGCTGCGTTGCGCCCGTTGCAAAAAG